ACGACTATGACTGAACTCATCGACGGCCTGTACTACGAGGGCGAGAAGATCGCCAAGGCTTAGAGTGCTGCCGTCTCTGAAGCATCGTCCGACGTGACGGCGGACGGAACCGAGACGGCTGAGCAACCAACGTCTGAGGTTTCTTCTTCCAACTGATTCTTCCCGTGTGGATGGCTTTCTTTTCCTTTCCCACCCACACGGGGTCTTCCACCGTCAATAAAGGAAATCTTCAGAAAGGCAATGATTTTTTATGGCTAACAAGCAGTATTCTCTTCAGGCGGTCAAGGCGAAGTACCTGGAATCCCATCCGAACATTCCGGAATACGTCGAATTCACAATCAACGACGATTCCACGACCGTCTACCGCTTCCATCTGCCGCTATTCCAGACGAATGAGGAAAAACGCGCGTTCAACGAGGCGCAGAAGTCCGATGATGAATTCCAGCTCGCCAAGGCGCTATTGGGCGACCAGTATGAACGGTTCGATGCCGAGGGCGGTACCGTAACCCTGCTGATGCTCCTGCTTCAGCAGGCCGCCGAGGACTTGACCGAAAAGGATTCCGAGGGAAACCCTACACGGCAGTAGAACTTCTCGAAGCGGGCGGTTATGCGGAGGAATTGGAGGCCGCCCTGTGCGCGGTCTACAGTCCCCGCGACCCCATCGCGGAGTTCTGGCAGGGGAAGATCAGCCTGCGCGCCTTGCATGCGCTGATCGTGCACATGCCGCCCGACAACGTGTTTTACCGGGCGTTGGTAGGTAGCGGGTGGAGCGAAACTGAGTGGATACTGCATGACTTGAGCGACATGCTCCGGGATGTGCAGTTGACGGTAAGCGCCTGCGCTCCGTTCGTTGAGCATCCGCTTGAGGACGAGGACATTCGGCCCCGATTGAAGCCTCCGGCTCTATTGACGGAGGAACCGGCATCGATGAAGCCGGTGGACGAGCAAATTCAGGCGCAGGAGCGGGCCGAACTGATGGCGCTCGTACAGCCGTCTGGAAAATAAGGATTGGTGAGGTGACGGAATGGCCGGAACAGCCGCATGGATTGACGTACTGCCGAATCTGAGCGCGTTCAGCACGAAACTGAATAGCGGCGTGAACGCGTCTGTCACCTCCGCTGGTCGTAATGCGGGCAGGAAGTTTGCGGATGCGATGAAGCAGGCGGCCGGCACGTCGACCCCTCTGTCCGATCAGGTCAAGGCACTCGAATC